CTGAAGCAGTGGCAATTTCTCACCAGCCGCAATCGCTGCCGCATCAAAGGCGCGAAGCCGTGCATGGCCGGCGCGACCAATCCCGGAAACATCGGCCACGCCTGGGTCAAGGCGCTGTGGGTCGATCGCGCGCCCGCTCCCGGGATGGACCGGCCCGACCAGTACGATCCCGGCGACTACGAATTTATTCACGCCACGATCGCGGACAATCCGTACTTCGCGCACGACGACGAATACAAAAAAACGCTGGGGCAGCTTCCCGAAGCGCTGCGGCGCGCGTTTCTTGACGGCGAGTGGGACGTCTACGCTGGACAGTATTTCGATATTTTTTCGCACGAGCGGCACACGATTCGCGCCGAACAGGTGCAGCTCGAGGCGTGGACGCCGCGCTGGATTTCGATTGACTGGGGATTCGAGCATCCCAGCGCGGTCTACTGGCACGCGACGCGCAACGACGGCGTCATCGTGACGTATCGCGAGTTCGTGCAGAACCGGCTCTCGCCGCGAATGCTCGCGGCGGCCATCGCGGAGCGCAGCGTCGATCGCCTCGGCCGCGCCGAGCGCATTCGCGACATTTTTCTTTCGCCCGACGCGTTCGCGCAACGCACCGCGGATGCTTCCATCGCCGACCAGCTGGCCGACGGCCTGGCCGCCGCGGGCCTGCCGCGCCCGACTCCGGCCGACAACGATCGCGTGGGCGGCTGGATGCTGATGTACCAGGCGCTCGAGGCCGATCGCTGGCTGATCGCCGAAAATTGCGCGCGCCTCATCGAAAATTTGCCGACGCTCACGCGCGATCCCGCCAACGTCGAGGACACGCTGAAGTGCGACGGCGACGATCCCGCCGACTCCGCCCGCTACGGCTTGAAGTCCGCGCTCGAGCCGGGCCGCGCGCCGGCCGAAGTGCTCGCCGCCGAGCGCATCACCGCCGTAGATCCCACGTCGCGGGCAATCTGGCTGAAGAAGTTTTCCGCCGAGGAGTCGCGAAGAGTAGCGCCAGTCGTGCCGCGCCGGTGGCGCCCGCAAGGATGGTAAGTGGTTTGGGTTTAAGTGGCGCAGGCTTCCAGCCTGTGGGGGTTGGTTGCTAGGACATCGAGCCTTGGCGCAACTAGAACCCGCAGGCTGGAAGCCTGCGCCACCAAAACGAGTCACTTGCTCTGATCTACTTACTCAATCGGGTGCGAAGCGCTGGACCAGGGCCAGTCTTCCGCGCGGGCGACCAGTCCGGCGGCGACTGGATTACGCTCGATGTAAGACCGAATCTTCTGCCACTCCGCGGGATTGCGCACCCAGTGATCGAACGATTCATCCTGCCAGAAGCGCGTTCCTGTGCGAGAGAGAATGAGATTTGACTGGCGTGCTGTCGCGCCCTTGACGAGCTGCGTGAGTCGGGCGAGCGGGACGATCGGCGCGAGCAAGACGTGAACGTGATTGGCCATCATGGCATAAGCGCGCAGATGAAACAATTTTCGGTCGTGCGCATTTTTTAGGGACGAGAGAATGAATTCCGCGATGCGTGGATCTTTCAGCCAGAGAGGGCCTGTCCTGGCCACGTCCAAAATGTGATCGTAATGGACAAATGCTTCGCCGGGTGAGGAATTTACTTTTGGTGGAGGAATTGTCCTGGGCAGCGAGCCGTAGAGACGCCAAGTGATGAAAATATCTTGGCCGTCAGGTTGCCAGTGTGGTAGGCGCCGCCGATAGAATGTCATGATACGTGACACGCTAGCACGACCAGGTAATGAGGGAAAGCGGAAATAGTGGCGCAGGCTTCGGCCTGTGGGGGTTGGTTGCGAGGACCTCGCGCGTTGCCACAACTAAACCCCACAGGCTGGAAGCCTGCGCCACTTAGTTGGACGAATCCATGTGGCAAACGATGATGACTTGGCTGGCGCGACATTTGCGCGGGCGGTACGTGCTGCTGCTTGAGGAAGAAACGGCGCGGCTGCGCGCGGAAAATCGCGCGCTGGTGAATTCGCTGCTCGGCACGGCGGGCTTTCCGCCGATTTCGCCCGAGGACGACGCCCGGCGCGGCGTTGTGGGACTGCCTCCGGTGCGGCGCCGCACCTGGACGCAGATCGCGCGCGAGAGGGAAATGGCGGCCGGAAAAAGTCCGGTCGGGCGCGGCGCGGCGGAGAAATGACGTTCTGATTTGACAATGAAAGGTAGTTGTTTAGCGGACTGCATCGCAGCGCCGGCATCTCGCCGGCAAATGTGGTATTTGCCGATCAGACGCGAAAATCGCCGGCGGGACGCCGGCGCCACGAGTTAGATCAGGCTTTCTTGATGAGGCGGACGATCCAGAGCAGAATGCACGCGCCGACGAAGGCTACGACGATGGAGCCAATCAGCCCGCTGCCCGCGCTAATCCCGACCATGCCGAAGAGCCATCCGCCAAGCATGGCGCCGATGATGCCTATGACGATATCCATCAGCACGCCGAAGCCGCCGCCCTTCATTACTTTTCCGGCGAGAAAACCGGCGATCAGGCCGACGATGCACCACCAGAGCAGATTCCCCATGGATTCCCCCTTTATCGCTTGAGAGTGCGCAGCTGTGCTTGGAGCCTGTTTGGAGCGAAGACTGCACTCCTTCTATAACAGTTGCCCGGGAACGTCAATCGTTCCCATGAGAAGTAGCACAGAGTTCAGTCTGTGGGGTTCCGCGGATGAGCCCAGGCGTTAAATCCGCGGATCCGGCCATGGGCAAGGTGAGCGCGCAAGGAGCGGCCTGGGAGCATTGATGGAAACCCACAGACTGAAGTCTGTGCTACTGAAAACCATGACCAATCAGACGAACAATTTGGACGACCTCGCGATCTTGAACGGCGAAAATGAGGCGCCGAACGACGGCAGCGTTGCGCCGCTTGATGGTTCTTCCGCCGGAGGCGGACTCACGACGAGCGGCGCACTGTCCGCGCAGGGCGCAAAACCTGCGCGCGCGCCGCTTGGGATTGACGGCAAGCAGCCCGCGGCTAACGCGCAGGAAGCGCTGGCGAAGCTTGCGCTGGGGCCGAACAACGAGAGGCTCGAGGAGCTGCGGCCGGACCTGGTGAATGCGGTGCGCGAGCTCGTCGTGCAGTATCGCGAGGAGGGAATCGTCGCGCGTCGGCACGAAATCCGGCGCATCCGGCAGGCGCGCCTGTTTTGGCAAGGCTTGCAATACGCGTGGTGGAATCCGCAGGACATGACCTGGCACCTGCCGTACGAATCGAAAATTTACGACGACAGCGCGGCGGCGGAAATGCCGCGCTACCAGTTCGTCACGAATCTGTATCAGGCGTTCGGGCTTTCGTTCATTTCCATTCTCAGCCAAGACGTTCCCGCGACTCGATTTTATCCCCAGTCGGCGCAGGCGATCGGAGACATCTCGGCGGCGCGCGCGGCTTCCGAGGTGTGCGACCTGGTCGAGCAGAATAATCGCGTGCAGCATTTGCTGACCGGCGTGGCGTTTTATTTGTGGACCGACGGAAAAATCGGCGGCTACGTGCGGTACGTGGCCGACGCGCAGCGGTTCGGTTCGCACGATGAGCCGGTGATTGAGGAACACTACGTGCCGCTAGGAGATGACGCGTATGTGTGTCCCGAGTGCGGCGCCGAGCAGGTAGTAGGTAGCAGAGAGCAGGGAACAGGGGAAAACTCGAACCCTAACACCGATAACCCAACGCCTTCCGGCGGACATTCCGACACCCTTCCACCTGCCACTAACAACCTGCTACCTGCAGTACTCTGCCGCAACTGCGGAGCTTCGCTTGGTCCTGAGCATTTCACTCCGGCGCCTCGCGTTGCGGTTCCGCTGATTACCGGTGTGCGGCGCGTCGCGAACGGGCAGGAAGTGATTTCCGTTGTCGGCGGGCTCGAGTTGAATACGCCGGTGTGGGCGAACGAGATGCACGAGTATCCGTATCTCCAGTGGTCGATGGAGGTGCACCGCGCGAAATTGAAGGCCAGCTATCCGCATGCGGCGGACAAAATTCAGATGGGCGGGCCGATCCAGTCCGACGACGTGTACGCGCGGGCGACGCGCGTGGCGATCGCGCAGGGACTGCCGACGACGCATCCTGGCGACGCGCTATTTAATTTGATTACGTTTTCGCGGACGTGGATTCGGCCGTGGTCGTTCTACGCGCTCGAGGACAAGAGCGTGCGCGACGCGCTGCTGGCGCTGTTTCCCGACGGCTGCTACGTCGCCTATGCCGGCGACACGTATTGCGAATCGCGCAACGAATCGATGGACGATCGCTGGCGCGTGATGCACGCGCTTCCGGGCGACGGGCAGAACCGGCCGTCGGTGGGCGATTCGCTGGTGCAGATTCAGGAACGCTACAACACGCTGTCCAACATTCAAGCGGAAACGTACGAGTACGGCATCCCGCCGATTTACGCCGATCCGCAGGTTTTGGATTTTGACGCGCTCGCGAATCAAACGGCCGAGCCCGCGGCGCACTATCCGGCGCGCGCGCGTCCGGGGCAGCCGCTGGCCGCGGGATTTTTTCAGCCCGCGCCGGCGCAAGTGCCGCCCGATCTAGTGCGGCACCAGCAGGAATTGATGGGTCCGGTCTCGCAATTTCTTACCGGACTTTTTCCCGCTGTGTTCGGCGGAGAAATGGAATCAGTAAAAACCGCTTCGGGCTACGCCATGGCGCGCGATCAGGCGCTCGGGCGACTGGGACTCGTGTGGCGGCGTCTGAAAACTTTTTATGCCGATGTGATGCTCTTGTCGGTGGACTGCTTCCGGAAAAATCGTCCTGAGGACGCGGAGATTCCGATTCTCGGGCCGGGCGGGGAATTCGAGTCGCGCTGGATTCGCCTTGCCGACTTGAAGGGCAACATTCAAGCGCATCCCGAAAGCGACGAAACATTTCCGCGCTTGAAATCGCAGCAGCGAGCCGTCGTGCAGCAATTGATGGCGTCGTCCGATCCGATGATCCAGCAGGCGCTCGCCGATCCTGCGAATATCGGATTCGTGAAAGGCGTGCTCGGTTTGTCGGACCTCGTCGTGCCGGGAGAGGATTCGCGCAACAAGCAGTTGCGCGAGATTGATTTGCTTTTAGTAGGACAGGCTTCAGCCTGTCGGGTTCCGAATGATGAAAGCGAATCGTCAGGATCTTCGGGGAGCAAGTCGAATCCATCGGCAGCAGCCCGGGAGCAACTAATGGAAACCCACAGACTGAAGTCTGTGCTACTTGAACCCAGCGTCCCGGTCGATTTGCTCTTCGACAATCACGCGGTCGAGCTCGAAGAGTGCCGGCGGTGGGCGAATTCGGACGCCGGGCAAATCGCGCGCGTCGAAAATCCCGCGGGCTTTGCGAACGTGCGCGCTCACGCCGAAGCGCACTTGCGGGCGATCGGATTGGCGTATGCCGCGCAAGGCGCGGCAATCGTCCCCAATTCAACAAATCCCCCGAAGAGCAACAAATGAAGCGGGCCGCCAATTAGCACAGGCTGGAAGCCTGCGCCACCAGGAATGCAATGTCACAACGAGGAGTGAAACGATGAGCAGTGGAGTGCAAGTGGATCTGGATTGGGCAGGGACGCAGGCGTCGCAGAGTGGCGCGCCTGTTTCTCCAGCAGGCGCGGCGAACACTGGCGCCGCTGGTGCGGCGTACCTAACCGACGAGGAAATTCTGGACATGGAGCCGATCGGCTCAAGCGTTGCAAGACCTAATTCTGTCATTCCGAGCGAAGCGAGGAATCTCTCTTCGATCGAGGATGGGAGCAACGAAAGTTCACAGAGAGATTCTTCGGGCAAAGACGGCCCTCAGAATGACAACCAGGATACTGCAGCGGGCCATGAGGCGAGCGCGCAGATGCCTTCGTGGATGGCGACGCTGGCGGCGGATCCGAAACATGGGGGCGAGGCGCAGCAGTTGTGGCGCGAGCATCAGGAATTTCGCGCTGCGTTTGCTTCTCCGGAGGAGGCGCGGGCGATCAAGGAATTGTTGCCTGGCGGCGTGCGCGATGTTTTGACGTTGCGCGAGGCGACGCAATCCGTGGACAGGATTGACGCGGCGATATTTTCGGGGGATGCGCGGGCGCAGTCGGAAGTTGTGGCGGAACTCGCGCGGGCGAATCCGGCGGCGTTTCGGTCGATGTTTGCCGAGGCGGCGAAGGTGCTGGCGGGGATGGGGCAGAAAGCGGAGGTTGGAGGCTCGAGGTTGGAGATTGGAAATCCCGATGCGTCGGCTGCGCGAGAATTGTCTGCGGGACAAGACGCCGATCAGGTGACACGGGGCACGGGCCACGAACCACGGGCCACGGCTCTTGAGCCGCCGCACTTCGACCCTAGCGCGTACGCCAACTTCGAGCGCGCCACGAACGACGCGGTGGCGCGGGACGTGCGCGGGTCGATCGGCGAGACGCTGGCGCGCGTGATGCCGGAGGGCGTGGCGGAGGGAGCGGCGCGGCGGATCGGCGAGGATATTTTTAACGAAGTGCATCGCGCGCTCGCGGCGGACCGCGCGCTTTCCGAGCAAGTTGCCGGGGTGTTGCGCGACCGGCGATTTGGCGGCGCGGAGCAGCAGCGCGTTGCGTCGCTGCTCGCGGGGCGCGCGAAGCAGCTGGTGCCCAGCGTGGCGCGCCGCGTGATCGGCGAATGGACCAGCACGGTGTTGAACACGGCGCGATCGAAGGCCGCGCGGCAGGCGGCCGCGGCGGCGCGCGTCGATATCGCCGCGCCCGGCGGATCGCTCGATTCCATGCCACTGAGACAAATGTCGCCGCGCGAAGTGAACTACGCGTCCATGAGCGATGAGGAGATATTGGGAATTTAGTGGAACAGGCTTCAGCCTGTGAGGGTTGGTTGCTAGGAACTCGCGCTTGGGCATAACAAAAACCCACAGGCTGGAAGCCTGCGCCACTTGGGGCGCTGCGGCAAATGTCGCCGCACACCAGTCATTAGTCACCAGACCCCAGTCATTAGTCACCAGACCCCAGTCACTAGCCACTTTCATTCAGGCCTAACACAGCACGACCATTCATTCCGCATTCATACCTTCATAGACACAAGGAGCCATCATGGCACAACAAAACAACGCACAAACCATCGCGTTGCAACTGGAGAAGGTGCGCGACAAAGTGCCCCTGCTCTACGAGCGCGACGATGTTCTGCTCAGCATGATCCAGCAACGCGGCGATATCGAAAAGGTCAGCTCGCGCAACATGCGCTTGCCGTTGCAATTGATTCCCGGCGGCAAGGCCGGCAGCTACAGCGCCGATGGCGGCGACCTGGGGCTCGGCTCGGGCACCACATACGACGTCGCGCAAGTCTCCCCGATTTTTTTCCGGTTCGCCGTGCAAATCACCAAGCTCGTCGAATACGCGTCCAACTCCCGGGAGAAGGCCATCGAAAATGCCGTGAAGCGGGAAATCGCCAGCGGCATGAAGCAATTCCGCTCGTTCCTCGACAAAGTGATCCAGACCGCCGGCAACGGCGTGCTGGGCACGATCAGCTCGATCGCCAGCAACACGTTCACGATGGCTGTGCCCACGGGCGCGGCGCTGGTGTACGTGGGGCAGACGATCCAGATTTACGATCCGACACTCACCACCAATCGCAACGTCGCGGCCAGCGTGGTTTCCAGCGTGACCGCAGCCGATCCGATTTCCTCGACGCAAACGATCACGGTGGACAACGTGCCGAGCGGCACGTCCGTCAACGACGTGATCGTGCATGACGGCCTCACCGGCTCTTCGCCGGTGTCGCTCTTCGGCATCAAGTATCACCAAAACAACGCCACCACCGGGACTTGGCTCAACCTCAACCGGGCCACCTACCCGCAGCAATTGCAAACGCCGCGCGTCAACGCGGGGAACGCCGCACTGGTTCCCGGCCACGCGCGCCTGGCCATCAACAAGGTCCGCAAAGCGCTGGGCATCAACCATCTCGGAAAACTCATCGCCTACACCAGCGTCGAGCAGGAACACGCCTGGGAAAATCTGGGCATCACGGTTTCCCAAATCGTCAAGGAAGGGCCGGGAGGCCGCGCGACTGACCTCGACATGCTCTTCTCCGGAAAGAAAACGATGTCCGGCATTCCGATCAAGTCTTCGGTGAACGCCGATCAGACGCGCGTGGATTTCCTCGATCTGTCGCACTGGGGCCGCGCGGTGATGAAGGACATCGACTTCTTCGAGGTGGGCGGGCAAACCGTGTTCCCGATCTACGGCGCCAGCGGAGGCATCTCCGCGTCATTCATCTTCTACTTCGACACCGGATTCCAGGTGTGGAACGACTCCCCGCGCAGCGGCAGCTTCATCGATACGCTCGCAAGGCCGAGCGGGTACTAGGCTAAAAAGACGTGGCCGGTGACTGGCGAGGAGTCGATGGCCGACTCCGTTGTTTCGCCAGTCACCAAACACATTTGCAGCGGGACGCATTTAAGTGGCGCAGGCTTCGAGCCTGTGGGGGTTGGTTGCGAGGAGATCGAGCCTTGGCATAACCAAACCCCACAGGCTGGAAGCCTGCGCCACTCTAACCTTAGGAGAAAAACATGTCTGTCACACTTACGCTTACGGATATTGATCCTGGCGGGACGCAAGTCTACGCGTTCGGCACCGTGGCGCTTTCGGGGAATTATCCTTCCGGCGGCGACACCGTGGACTGGACGCAACTGGTCAAGCAGATCGCGGCGCGCGGGCAGATCATCGACTCGAGCATGAGCGATCCTGCGTACGGGCCGATCCAGGCGAGCTTCACCGTCCAGGGCGGCACGCCCAATCAGTATCAAATGCAGCAGGGCGCCGCGGCCAACAATTGGAAGATGCGCGGCTACACGACGGGATCGAGCGGCGCGGAATTTACGGGCGGCTCGGCGTATCCATCGTCGGCCACCGGCGACGTGATCACGTTCTCGGCGCAGTTCCGGAAACTGACGTGAAGAACCAACCCCGGAAGAAGGAACCACAGATGAACACAGATGAACACGGATAAAAACAAAGAGAATATGGATTTCTAAAACTGATTGCATGTGGTGATTGTTTTTCTCCTCCCAAGTTGTTCCTGACCTGTTCTTATCAGTGTTCATCTGTGTGCCCGCCGCGGCGGGTGGTTTCGCTCTTTTGATTTCCTTCGTTTCCCTGTTGCAAATCAATGATTCGCATTTTGCGAGAAACGTATGAGGCGCCGGCGGACGTGGCGCGCGCGCTCCTGCTTGCGGGCGGGCGCAACTTGTTTGGCGAGGCGAATTACCGCGCGGTGTGGGGATGGTCGCGGCTGGACTGGATTGGGGGGAAGTGGGAAGACCGCGATCCTGTTTCCGGGGCGCTGGTGCGCGAAGTGGTGGAGCTGCGGCGCGAGCCGAAATATTTGCCGCACGATCGCTGGCACATCGAGCGGTGGATGCCGCCGGAGAGTTACGGCTCGCCCAGCGCGTGGCACGCGCAGACTCTTGAAATTGCGAACGGGCGGAACGTTGCGGCGCTCGGGCCGTATCCTTCGCGCGGGGATTACGAGCACTGCTTCACGCTGGAGGGGCCGCGGGGCGAGTTCGTGCAATTGACGCCGGCGGTGGCGCGGCATATTGCGCGCGCGATCGAAACCAGCCGCGGCATCGCGCCGGCAAAGAAAAGGGAAGCGCTCGAGGAGCGCACGCGGCGCGAGGAACGCGAGTACGACAGTTACGCCGAGGGCGTGTTGTCGTGAGTGGCGTGGGGTGACTGGTGACTAGTGACTGGTGACTGGTGAAAACCAACGGCTGGTTAGAATTGGCTGCTCCGATTGAAAGGACTTGAGTGATCTACAACGCACGAAATACTAATCATGACCCACGAGTCAAGAATTACGAATCACCAGTCACCAGTCACTAGTCACCAGTCACATTTCCAATTGGAGAAGAAACGAAATGCATAGCGACACCGTAGTGATTACAAATATTACCGAGCAGAGCTACATGGCGCACCGGATGTACGGGACGTTTCAGATTGCGGGGCGCGCCGAGGGAGACGCATACGCGCTGACGCGCATTACGCCGCGCACGGCGGTGATGGATTATGGCGACAAGCGCACGCTGCCGCTGCCCATTACCGCGCGCGAAATTGCCGATGATATTTGCCGCGAAATCAATTCCGACGCGGGGGAGCGGAGTTTTCTGGGAGTCTTCGTGTGCGCGGGGGACGCTCCCACCGAAGGCGAGCTGCGAAGTGCGCACGAGAAGCTCGACGAATTTTACCGCGCGCTGGTGGCCGCGGCGGACCGCGAGTGGGAACGCTCGCATTCGTACCTCTTCATTCACGATTTGCAGCGGCGCGCCGCGGCGCGGCTGGGCCTGGAGAAGGAATGGTATTACCAGGCGCGCGAAACCGAGGAGTGTCCCGGGTGCGGCGAGAGGGTGAAGCCGGGCGTCGCGGTGTGCAAATCGTGCCACGCGATTCTCAATCGCGACAAGGCGCTTGCGCTCGGACTCATGCAGCCGCCCGTTGGCGCGCCCATCGCAACCGAGGCGCGCGCGGAACGTACGCCGGCACCGCGACGAGCTTAGCGGCCAGTGGCGCAGGCTTCAGCCTGTGGGGGTTGGTTGCTAGGGTATCGAGCTTGGCATAACCAAAACCCACAGGCTGAAGCCTGCGCCACTTAAACCGGCCTTCCGGAATACAACATTCTTACAGAGGATTCATGGAAATGAATGGAATGATGAAACATTTTCTTTGGTTCGCGACGTTTGCCATCGTGGTCGCGTCGTGCGGCGTGGATGCGCGGGCGCAGGGTTCGCGCAAGGACGACGTTGTGTTCAACGCGCAGGGGCGTCCGATGGCGGGCGCCACGGTGCGCGTGTGCACCTCCGCGGCGACGGGGCAGCCGTGCTCGCCGCTCGCGCTGATTTATTCCGATGCGGCGCTGACGCAGGCGCTGGCGAATCCAACCTCGACCGACGGCCTGGGGAACTACACGTTCTACGCCGCTCCGGGACGCTACGAAGTCGAGATCAGCGGGCCTTCAATCACCACCAAGCAACTGCCCAACGTGATTCTGCCCAGCGATCCGACCGCGCCGACATTCACGACCGTCACGACGACGAGCGGCATCTCCGCATTTTCGCTCTCGCTCACCGGCAATCTCACGGT